ATTTGCCATAAATGTTTTTTAAGTTTATTTTTATTTATTATATTAATAAATATTATCAAAAAGTAAAAAGGGTGAAAGAAATTAATCCTTCACCCTTTTATTTTATTTATTATTTTGATTAGATATTATCAAATGAAGCACCTGTATTATTGATTGTGAATTCAAGTCTTACATATTCTAATGCTCTTGTAGGTTTCAAGTGAATCTCACCTATTAATTCACCTCTATCAATTGATTCTGGAGTATCTTTTAATACTACTCTAAAATCTGTTAGACCTCTTTCAGCTCTAATATTATCTAAGATAGGATTAACCAATGATAAGAATTGGGTTCTTACAGCTGAATCATTTTGTTCGAATAACAATCTGATTGATACTGCTGAAATCAATTTTCTAGCTTGTAACAATAAACGTCTAACGTTGATTCTGTTAAGTGCTGTATCAGCCACTTGAAGAGTTTTATTACCCCAAATTTTAACACCATCGGTTGCAAATGTAGTTACTGGATTGATTCTTCCTTCATATAATGTATCTCTATCTTCTTGAGTTAATTTAACTCTAGCTTTAATACAATTAATATTACCTCTATCGATACCAGCTACAGCAAACCAAGGGAATCTAACTTTATCAGTATAAGCTATATTTCTAAGTACATCGGCTGTTGGTGGAATCCACATATAAACGTTGTTATAAGTATCGTTTATTTGAACCCAAGGCCAGTATGTTGCAGTATAGTTACTATCGAATCCTACTGTATCTAATGAACCAACAATATCTTCTGATGTTCTTACATCACCTGACGCATCTGTATCTGGAACTGAAGTCACGTATAATGAATCCGCTCTATCAACTTCAATCATTTCGATTGCATCTTCGTGAAGATTACTATGGTCAATCATATTGATACCTGGTGTTGCAAATACGTTAATATTAACTTCTTCAGGGTTTTTAAAGGTCCAAATAGCTTCCAAATAAGCATAATAATCAGAATTAATTCCAGTATCACCATTTGATAATGCCATTGTTGTAAATGGTCCATTATTAACACCTTTAACACCTTTAGAACCAGTTTTTGTGTAAGCATCTATGTTAGTTCTATCAGCTCTATAAATATCCCATCCATCATAACCACCAAATGGCACAAATGTAAATTTACGAGTATATATTTTCTCATAAGAAGTTCCCATAGCAGCGGTTTCAGTTCTAAATTCATCTGCACCAGTTTCAAACTCATAAGTTGGTGTAAAGAAATTTCCGTTACCTACAGGAATTTTAATGTTATCAATTGTTGCAGCACTTGCAGCAATATCCATATGGAATCCTTTTGTCATACCAGTCCATTGGTCAGCACCGCTTTCTGGAACACCTTTGTATGTGAATAAATCATCTTCGATAGCTGAATTATTACTAATTGTATTGGATATACCAAGATATATTTTTTTAGTTGCTGTACCCGTAGTTGAACCATAATTCTTTCTATAAGAAATTGATGGTGAAACAGCTGTGTTAGTTAATGTATCTTCATATTTTCTAACTGGGTAACCAACAAATCCTGCTGGGAATGTATCAGATGTATCTGAAGTTTCATCCATTTCAACCAATACATAATTAGATTTTGATGGGAAATCACCATTTAATGTACCAATTCTTTTTCCAATAAAATTATTAGAATTAGGGTCCATTGATAATTTAGTATACTTTTCAAATACTTGTGGATTAGCATCAGTATCATAATAATTTCTTATTGATACATCAAATTCTTTATCATCCAATCTAACATTTGAAATTGAAATTTTGAATTGTTTGTTAGCAGAATTACCATCAGATATTGTCCAGAATCTAAATAATCTAAAGATATTAGAACCTCTTAATTCAGAAACAATCCATGGAGTTTGAGCTGGTTGATATTGTTTTTTGTATTTTGATAATTTTGTTGAACCATAATCAACCAAAGATAAATTCAATCCTTTAACTTTTCCTTCAGTATAATAGTTATCAAGCATTTCTTGGTAAACTTCTTCAACAAACAATGATGTTTTACCATCCAAGTTATTTCTTCCTAATACTTTTGTGATATAATTGTTTTTTGATTTGTTGAAAGATAAATCATATGTAAATGCTCCAGAAACTGAAGATGTTCCAGTTAATGTGAATTTTCCTTTTGCATCATCCAACGAATCTTGAACTGATGTGTTAAAAGCAACTGGATAAGTTCCTCCTGTAACTTCAAAAGTTAAGTTTTCATTTCCGTCATAATAACCCCTACTTCTCAATAAAGCAACAACTTTATCTTCAACATCTGAATAACTAGTTCCTGAGTAATATGCTGTCGAACCCGAAGTTTGACCAGTTGTAATAACACCAGAAGTTTGAACGTTAGTTAACATCCAATTATTAATTGATAAACCACTGAATGAGTTACCAGTTTTATTAAAAACTGTATCACCAAAAGTTAATGTTGAACCAGAAGTTAATAAAGAAATACCAGTTAATTTATCATCTATTAAACCTAAGTTGTATAATGTTTGTAAGAAAGAATCACTTGATGAAAACGCTGTGATATTACCATTTGTATCAGCAGTAAATGTAAATAAGTTAGTACTACTATATGTTTTATAAATAATTTGACCTGTGATATTAACATAAGAAGTACCTACAATTGGTGTAAATCCATAATCAGTCCAATCTGGTACGATAATAGTATTTGTACCATTGAAACTAATACTTGACACTTTATAAGTGATTGTATATTGAGAACCTAATTCATCTACATAAGTTGATGTAACATATGAACCAGCGGTAATTTGTGATGTTACGTCACCAGCAGTTACATTATTACCAAGGATAAAAAACAATCCAGAATCAACAATAGTCCAAGATGCACTTGAAGTTACACTTACACCACTTGGTGTTGATTGAATCGTATCAACATCAATATCAGCATCCAATGTGATTGCCCATGCTTTTCCAGCGTCATAACCACTTAGACCCAATACTCTAGTTATGAATAATTGGTTTGATTGATTTAAATATTCTTTTGCAACATATGGTAATTCATAGTTAGCATAGTTTGTATTTTTATTTTTTGATGCGTTTCTTTCACCGAAGAAGTTAACAAACTCTCCCCAATCTTGAACGAAAATTGGTTGAAACGCTGGACCTTTAGTTGTTTCCCCAACCAATCCTAGGGTTGTTACACCGATGGATTTTGTTACATAGGATAGGTCTTTTTCAGATGTATAAACCCCTGGGCTTACAAATACTTTATTTGGCATATTCTTTTTTTATTTTAAATTGTTATTTTATTAATAAATATCCAACTTTTCTTCAAAAGAATAATATTTTTGATTAAATAGTTGTTTTATTAAAATATTATTAATATATTTGTCTCAGATTTAATTTTTTTCTTAATCAAAGAATTAACTGAATTAAAAAAATCATCTGATGAGTAAAACAATAAAATTTATTAATAAAGCAAAATTAATTCACGGTGACCGATATGGTTATAGTAATGTTGAATATGTAAAGAGCGATATTAAGGTAAAAATAATATGCTCATTACATGGGGAATTTGAACAATCACCAAATCATCATTTAAAAGGTAGTGGTTGTAAAAAGTGTTCTAACGAAAAACAATCAAAAACTAATGAATATTTTATTAACGAGTCTTCATCAATACATGAAGGTAAATATGATTATTCATTGGTTGAATATGTTAATACAGAAACTAAAGTAAAAATAATATGCCCATTACATGGGGAATTTGAACAAAAACCTAAAAAACATTTAAAAGGTCAAGGTTGTTATCATTGTGGAATCGAAAAAATTAAAGAAAAAACTATAAAATCTAATGATACCTTTATTGATGAAGCTAAAAAAAAACATAATGATAAATATGGTTATTCATTGGTAAATTATGTTAATTCACATGTCAAAACAGAATTTATTTGTTCTGAACATGGTATTTTTAAACAAGCACCTTATGTGCACTTATCGGGTAAGGGTTGCCCTAAATGTGGTTCAGTTTACGATAAATCAGAAGGTGAAGTCAAAGAATTTGTTTCTTCATTAAAATTATTATTTGAAGAAAATAATCGAAAAATATTAGGTGGTAAAGAGCTTGATATTTATATCCCTTCTTGTAATTTAGCTATTGAATATAATGGTTTATATTGGCATTCTGATTTATATTTAGATAATAAATATCATTTGAATAAAACTGAATTATGTGAAGCAAAAGGTATTAAATTGATTCATATATTTGAAGATGAATGGATATATAAACAAGATATAGTTAAATCTAGATTAATGAACATGCTTGGTTTAAATTCTAATAAAATATATGGTAGAAAATGTGTTATTAAGGAGATAACATCAAAAGAAGCTAAAGAATTCCTTAATAATAATCATATCCAAGGTGGTATTAATGCTAAATATAATATAGGGTTATATTATAATGATGAATTAGTTTCGTTAATGACCTTTGGTTCCTTAAGAAAATTTATGGGAAATAAATCAAATGAAGATACTTATGAGTTATTAAGATTCTGTAATCAACTATATACAAGTGTAGTTGGAGGTGCAGATAAGTTATTAAAATATTTCATAAAAACATATGGTCCAAAAGAAATAACATCATATGCTGATAGGAGATGGAGTCAAGGTGACTTATATGAAAAATTGGGGTTTGAATTTATACATAATTCAAAACCTAATTATTTCTACATTAATAGAGGTAAGCGAGAGCATAGGTTTAAATACCGAAAAGATGTTCTAGTTAAAGAAGGGTTTGATAAAAACAAAACGGAACATGAAATAATGAAAGAAAGAGGGTTTAACAGAATTTATGACTGTGGTAATAAAAAATATGTTTTAAAAATATTAAATAATTTATTAATAAAGCAAAATTAATTAACTAGTGACCTCATATCACCACTACCACTTGGTGCTGTGTTCATAACCATCTCCAATTGATTTGAAGTTTCACCCCAATTAAATGTTACATTTACATCACTGAATATTGGTCTAGTATTGTAACTGTTAGATATTTGATAATGAACTACCCATCGGCTAAAGACCAATGGGTTTCTTGATTAAATTATCAAGAATTTTAGACGTTTCACGGATTGTGCCAACCGAGGTTGGTCTTATTTCATCTCCACGTCTGTAATCGACAGTTCCTGCCGATATATTATTATTTATTCTATATCCTTCATTAAGGATATTAATGCTTGCGTTAACATCTCTAT